CGCTAGAACGGTAGTAGAGAGCGCCTGTCCCACGAGCCGCGGGAAGGCTCCGGGCGTCGCCGTGATGCCGCCCGCCGTGCCGCTGATGAAGTACAACGCGCCCGGTGTCAGCCCGGCCAACCCCGTGACTTGGCCCGCTGTGCGGAATAACCCCGCCGCGCCCGCCGCCACCGCCGACACGGCAAAGCCGGTCTCCGGCGTGTCGCTGGCATACGCAAGATCGGCGTCCCATTTGTACGCCTGTCCCGCGTTCAGCCCACCCGATCCATCGGAGATATACGCCCCCTCACCGGCCACGAAAGCTACGCCCGCGGTCCAGGACTGATCCGAGTTGGCCGATGACGCCGCTTGGGGCGGGAACCAATCGACCGCCGTCCACACCGGCACGCCTGCGGAGGTCGTGAGCGTGATGTCGTAGGCCTGCGGGAGCATGAACATCTCGGCAAACAATCCGCCGGCGTCGGCCGTGACGGTCACACCGAGGGGCGTCGTGCCGTCCACGTCGGCGTAGACTTCCAGGGGCGTGGCCGTGCCTGCCTCAAAGAAGCTCAGGATCGCCCCGGCAATCGGATCGCCGTTGGCGTCGATCGCGCGCCAGCGTGGCGTATAGTAAACTGTCAAAGCCATTAAAATGCCCCGCTTTGTCTTGGGAAACCGTATATGGTATATTCGCAGTCATGCAGGGATCGAACTTCGTCACGCATGGCTTGTCTCACTTGCCCGAATATTCGATTTGGAAGGGGGTGAAAGCTCGCTGCTTTAATCCCAAATCTAAAATCTTCAGTTACTACGGGGGCCGCGGTATCACGATGGTTGAACCTTGGCGCTCTAACTTCGCCAGCTTCCTGAAGGATGCGGGCCTTCGCCCGTCCCCGAGACACCAACTCGATCGCATCGACAACAATCGGAACTACGAGCCTGGTAACGTGCGCTGGGTCACCCGCACGCAACAGTGCAACAACCGGCGCAATAACCGCTTCTACACATGGAATGGGCAGACCAAGACCCTGTCCCAGTGGGCGAGGCATCTGGGATTTGAACGACTCGTTCTTCATAACCGACTGCTTCGATACGGCTGGACAGTCGAGCGGGCCTTCACCCAGCGCAAACGAATCCACATCTACTAGGGCCATGCTAGAATTCTCCCGTTGATGCGCTTCTGGCTGATCGAACTGCCCGCGCTGATCGTCACGTTGCTATTCAAGGCGTACATGGTGTTCATTGCCGCCATGACGCTCGTCTGTTTCGTGCTCGTCGCATGGGCGCTCACCTTTGGCCGCCTGGGACTGCCGTCGCTGTGGTGACTTTGCTCAACCCATCGGCCACACCCGGCACATACGGCGTCATCCCGAGAATCGCCTGCTTCGCGGGGCCGATCTGCCCCGTGCGTAACGCCTCCGCTAACTGATACTGCTTCTGCGCCAGCCGGAGTTGATGCTGTGGGCTCACTTGCGCGTTCTTAATGCGCGGGATCAGGTCACTCGCCACAAACGCCGCCAGCGCCCGCACGATCGGAATATGCGAGGCCACCGAGCCGATGATCGCGCCCGTGGTATGCAGCCCACCAGTCGCCCCCGTCGTGACCGAGGGTGTTTTGGGCCGTCCCTTCGCCGGATCGAGAATGTCGCGCACGGTGATCCCGAGGTGCATGTCCGCATTCGGTACGGCCAGCTCCGGACGTTGAGACGCGATCTGACGCCGCAACGCGCTCGACGCCTCAAAGGCCGCATCGGCCGCTGCGCCAACCGACGTATCCCCACTCGCCTTCGAGAATTTGCCTGCCCGATCCGCCACACCGTCAAGCTGTTGCCGGAGTCGTCGCATGTCAGCAAACGACATTTGATCGCCACGGCCCGCAATGAAGTCCCGTAGTGTTTTCAACTCATTGAACGCTGCCGAGAGCGCCGGATTCACTTCCCCGCCGAAGGTCATCGTCTTCATCGCATCATCGAGGGACGAGACGACTGGCTTTGTGGCAAGCGTGGCCGTATCCGGGTAACTATCGATGACCTGATCGATCCGCACCTGCGCATCCGAGATCAGGTCATCCGCCCATTGCGCCACCGCGACCCGATCACCCTGCACGCCGCGTTTTAGAATCTCCGGCGCGACCTTCTGCGCGGGAGCCTTGTATTTCGCGTTGCCAGGCGCGAGGACGCGCCCTGATACCGTGTCCGTCGCTTCCCGCGTGAGCCGGTCAGCCTTCACTGGATTCGGCGCACGACGCGCGCTGTACGCTCTCGCAGCGACGGCGGGCGCCACCAGCGCCGTGGCTTTTCCGAGTCCCCCGGCCACGTCCCCCGAAGCGATCGTTTCCCCCGCATCGGTCACCGCGGGCCCGACAAAGGGAACGGCCGCCGCCACGCTATACGCAGCCATTTCCGACCAGCGCCCCTCCGCTTCGGCCTGCTTCGCCTTGTCGTATTGGCCCTTCTGTGCCTGCACGATACCTCTCGTGGTGTCAATAGGGCTCGTCACTAACCCATAGGCACCCTTGGCAATATCCACCGGCATCTTCACAATGGGCGTGGCAAATCGCACCGCCGCATCCACGCTCGGCGCGGCAAAGAATGACCCGTCGTTTAACGGTTTGCCCTGCGCATCAAGCATGCCGATCTCTTTGGGCACTGGCGCGGTTTCCTGTGCCTTGAGTTCCCAGAGCTTTGCTTTCACCTCCCGCGGCACGGCCAACGCTTCGAGTTTGGTCGTGAGATCGTCGGTCGTCGGTGACGACTCGAATAGATCCCACAACTGCGACCGGTGCGCGTCCGTCACGGGCGACCGCTTCAGCAACGCCTCGAGCGGATCGACATTCGGCGTGTAGGGCGTCTGCTGTGGCATCTATTTACCACCCGGAGGCCGAGTAAACGGATTACTCCCACGTCCACCCGGAGTGGCCCCGCTCGAGACGTTCGACATTTTCTTGATCAGTTCCCATTTCATCGTGGCGCTCTCGTCCGTGTCCCGGTACGCATCGGGCACGAGCGGCAACCAAATCGCCCGAATGTCCGCATCAGACGGACGCGATCCCTGCTGGGCCACCGCGAGATTGCCCGCGAGCGCCATCCGTGCATCCTGATAGGTGCGGAACGTGGGATCATTACCGAACACCGCATCGACGCCGCGCTTAATGGCATCGGCACGCTGCGCTGGGCCGATCTTCGTGATCACGTCCTTCGAGAGTTTCTCGATCGCCTCAATGGAGGATTTCACGAGTTGACGGCCTTCTGTCTTGTTGCGCATGTCGGCGGTCGGCGCGGCCTTCACGCCCGACAACACCGCTCCGGTGTCCACGTCGTGGTACTTCCCGGTGAGCGCGTCATAATTCGCCGTGATGGACTCGCCATCGACGGTGACTTCTGCGCGGGAGAACCGCTGCGTCGGCTGAGCGGGCGCATGTGGCGCTGGAGGCACAGAGGCCGCGACCGTGCCGTCTGGGTTGTATCTGGCTTGCCCCGGACTCAGCGTGAAGCCTTGCGGCACGGGTACAGGCTTCGCCGGCCCACTCGCCGCAATCGTCCCATCCGGGTTGTAGCGCGTCTGCCCCTCCCCGAGCGTGAACGGCTGCGCCACCGGAGGCGGGGGAGGCGTCTTCGGCACACTCGCCAGCGGCTCCCCATTCGGACCAAACCGCTGTTGCCCTTCGCCAAGCGTGAAGCCCTCCGGCGCCTTCGCGCCCGGTACCTGCGAGATCAAGGTATCCGTGACGTTCTTCAACATCTCCGGGTCCATCAACGACCGCAGCAACGGTTCTTCATAGTCCGGCGTGATCCGGCCCATCGCGCGGAACAGCGGTTCCGCCGTGCCCGGATCGTAGCCGCTGGCCTTCACCATCCCGGCCAACCGGCCAATCTCCGCTTGGGCCGCGGCGGTATCCATCGCGGATAGTTCCTTCGCGAGCATGTCGCTCTGGCGCTGCCGGAGTTCCCGATTCGGCGCGTCCGCCTTCTGCTGGGCGATGTCCCGCAGGGTCCCGCCCGCCGCCTGCCCGATGTTCTGGATCGCGTTCCCCCACGCCTGCCCGCTCACCGCGTGCGCCTGTGCGGCCGCGGCGCCGTTCTGCCGGGCGGTATCCGCCGCGGACCGTCCGCGTTGCAGCATCAGATCCGCAATCGACCCGTTCGAGCGATACCCGCCAGGCATTTACTTGCCCCCTTGATCCGCGGCCCAGGTGAGGTAATCGCCCGCCCGGCGCCGGTTGCGGTCGAAGATGTCAAAATTCGCCAAAAACGCATCGAACTGCCGCTGATTCATCTGCTCGTTCTCGCGCTGCTGGGGCGCAAACTCCGCCTTGGACGCATCAAACAGGTAATCGCGCTCATCCTTGCCGACGCCGTAGTTCACGCCGTAGGTGCCCAATTCCTGCTCAAGGCCCATGTTGTGAGCATCGACCGCGCGGCCGTAGATGTTGCTGTATTCCTGCGAAGCGGCGTTCTGGCCGTAGTTGATCAGGTCTTTCAGCGTGCCGCCCGTCCGGAGTACACCCTTCGCCCCCGCGCTCTGCTGGAGCGCCTGCCGCCCCTGTCCTTCGCGGAACTGATAGGACGGATCGGCGTAGATGGAGTCAGGCGTCGGCGCCTGAAACTGCTTGTAACTGAACGGCGGCGGCGGTTCCCACGTCGGCGCTTTGTACGTCGGGCCCGCCTGCCACGAGGGCGCCGTCCCAGTGAACGGTTCGGTGAGATAACCAAAGCCGTCGCTACCAGTCGTGCCCGTGGGCTCGGAGGGTGGTGCTGTTCCTGACGGGCCTTGGCGTTCCTGCCACACGCCACGGTTCCACTGCCGATTGTCTGTGTCCCACATGGGCGACTGTGGGCCTTCCCACTCCCAACTCGTGTACCCAGGCGTGAGAGGTTGATCGGGCGCAGACCCCCCGTTGTAGTCATAGCGCGGGCTGGGCGCCCCCGGCGCAATACCGTTGTTCCAGGTCGGGCCGGGATCATAGCCCGGTGCCCACGGCGACAGCCGGTAGCCCGGATCGCCGGGGTTCAACGAGCCAGACGGTGCCGGAGCTTCGTCGTCTTCCAATTGACCCGTATCCGGATTGAAAATGAGTGCCATGTGAATCGTCTCCCTTACGCCGTCATGAACCCTGCGAGCGTCGCCGGACGCCGCCGGCTATACTTCGCCAAAAGCGTGCTCTCATCCTGTGCCGTGTTCCGCCGCCCGCGCGCCGTCGCGGCGGCACCGCCCCCGCCCGCGTTCTCCGCCTGAAACGCGAACCCATGCGCAGCTGGATCGCCGCCCGCATTCAGGATGTAATCCACATTGATCGGGCGCCCATCCGGGCCTGTGATGGTCATCCCGTCGTAGGCATCCGCCCGGTTCCGGTTGTGGCCCGGATTTAGCGCGACGTTGTACCCGTACGGCTTCGCATAATCCGCGAAGCTGCCGACAAACGCTTCCGAGGTCGCATGGTCCGTTGGCACCCCCGCCGCGTAATCAGACGTGAAGCCCTCATAGAGGGATTCAATACTCGGGCTCCCGCCCACGGGCATCGTGGAGGAGGTCGGTGCTCCACTCCGCGACGACGACGCGCCCCCCGGCGTATACGGCGCGGGCGTCCACTGCTGGACAGGCACCTCTTGTGCCGCCCGCATCCCCGGCACATGGATGTAATCCGCCAGCGTGCGAATCGCGGAATCGCCCAAGGCGCGATAGGGCGCGCGGCGCTGTTCGGCGTTTTCCCAATCCTTCCGATCGCGCACGTCCCGTTGCAGCCAGTCGCCATAATCGCGGGCGTCGATCTCTTTCTCGTAGGCCAGCGCGTCATCGAATGCTTGCTTTTCGAGTTCATCCGCGCGGTTGTTCGCGTCGATCTGCATCTGCGTCGTACGCTCGGCGGTGCTGGCTTGCTTCTTCGCGCCCCACACGTTGCCGAAGACGCTGGCCAGCAGCTCCCCGATTTTCAGCCACGATCCCGCCGTCATACCGCCCCCTGTTCCAGCCGCCGCGCCCGTCCCTGCACCAGTGCTTGCAGTAGCCCCCGTGGCCCCAGCGCCACCCGCGGCGCCCGCACCCAGCGCGCCGATCGCCCCCGCGCCTGCGCCGCCTGCAACCACCGAGAGGACGCCATTCCGGAGCCACTTCATCCGCGTCTGCGATTGCTCATGCGGGCGCATCGCCGTGGCATATTGGCGATCCACGTACGCCTGTTCGGCCGCCCGCTGTGCGGGCGTGAGGGCGTTCCACCGCGCCGTATTCGCCGGGTCACTGCCGGGAATGATGTAGGGCATTACTGCACCCGCTCCACGGTGACGGTCGCTTTGTAGATCATTTGCCCCGGCGTCGTGCTGGCGTAGTTCGTGCCGAAGCTAATCGGCCCCGGTTGATCCACGGTCATGATGAAATCCTGACCCACCGGCACGGTGATCGCATCCGACGTGAGCGCCGCCCCCGTGATCGTGCAGGTCACGCCGTCATCGAGAAAACTCACATACGGCTGCACGCTACTCGCCGCCCCGTCCGGCGTCGTCACCCGCAGATACACACTCACGCGATAGACGCCCGCGTTGAGCGAACCGAGCGGCAGCGGCGTGAGCGCATAGGCCGCGTTCTGCCCGGTCAATTCAAGGATGGGCACCGTCCCCCCGGCGACCGCCGGTACTTGCTCAATCGCGGGCAGCAGCGTGAGCAAGATCCAGGTATAAAACTCTGAGGTGGGGAACCGGGATTCCTCCACCATCGGATCACTGAACGCGGGCGGCGCCACCTTGGACGAGTTAAACGGCATTAGGCGACTGCTTTCTCCACGGCCGCATCGAGGAAGGCGTCGATGATGCGCCACGGGATCGGATCGCTCACGCTGAACTCAAACACACGATTCCGCGACCGCCCGAGCCGCCGCCAGATCGCACGGGTCTTGTAGGCGCCCATGCGCCCCGCCGACACGGAATAGAAGTTGCTCCACGTCTGTCCGGCGTCATCACTCCACCGAAGGGACACGACCGGGTTCAGCCCTTGGCCGCTCACGGTCCCGAGCCCGACTTGCAGAAACAATTGCAACTGCTTGAAGAAAATCCACTGCTGTTCCGAGGTCAGGAGCGGCGTCCGCCGCAGCCGTCGAATCTCGCGGCCTTCCACGTCTTGTCCGTAGGTGTTGCGCATCTCGTAGATCGTCCCGGTGTCCCGGTCCCCTACGAGGTGTTTCCCAAAGACCAGCGCGTGATACTGCGGCCGCAACGCGATGTACTCCGCATCCTCGGTGATCCACGTCCCGCGCTTGTGCCAGCCGATCTCCGGTGGGAGCCCGGTGTCGTAACACCACGTCACGCCCGCAGAGGGAAAGTTCAGCAGATAGAACTGGTGCCCGTCGAGCTGATACGTCCAGCCCACGGCATCATCAATCCGCCCCGCTTCCGCGTAGGCGGTGATGGCCGCTTCCACCGCTTTGGTGCTCACGACTTCGGGCCGATAGCCGGACGCCCGCACGATCCGCGCCGTGCCGTTGATGTTGCGCGACAGCCAATACACCGCGTTATCGGCCACCGTGAGCGAGAACGGCGCGCCAATGCCGTCCTGAATCAAAATGCCTTGGACGGGTGCAAACGGGAAGGGAAACGCGCCCGCGTCGTACCACACTTCCGTCGTCTGCTCCCCAAAGAGGTAGATCCGTGGATACAGCACGATCATCGCGCGCCACGGATCAGGCGCAATCGACCGCTGCGCGAACTGCGTCGGGTCCCACGTCGTCAGGTCGAGCGGATCGGACAGACGCAGCGTCGAGGTCAACTGATCCAGCGCCAAACCGTAGCCGTTCAGCATCCCGCCTTGAAACGCCGCCAACCCGGCAATCGGCGAGAGGACGTTGGTCGCCAGATCGAAGCTACCCGCCTGATCCGCTGAGGTAATCAGCAGTTGCCCACCGCCGTCGCCGTTGTAGCTGATCGTCGCGGGATTCGCCCCCACGCCGGAGAGCATCCCGTGCGCAATGACGGTGAAGTCAGACAGGAACTCATAGAACCCGATGCCCGCGACAAAAAAGCCCCGCGTGAGGCTGTCCACCGAGGTTGGCAACTGAAACAGCGCCCGAATCGGCGCGCGGGCGACACTGATCCGCGTCTCCAACCCCGGCGTCGGGTTGTAGATGTATTTGTTCGTCGGCGTTGGCGAATCGACCTGCTCGACGTACCAGTTGATCAAGTCTTCCGGGTCCGCGACCGGAGAACTCGACCGATACGCTGGGCCAATCAGGCCGGGGAGTTTCATTCGCCCGATCTCCAGTTCCAGCCGGGACGCGCGGCCCACAGCGCCGGATCAATGGAGGCCGTCACGGGCCGGATGTTCGCCCGCTTCACGATCGAGAGCGTTTCTTTCGCCATCGGCTGGATGTCCGCGAGGTGTTGACGCAAGCCAAACCCCGATTGAATCAGCCGCACGGCGAGGTTGTATTCGAGCGCGTCTTCGTAGCCCGGCGGCAGCGCGTAATCCGTTGAGAGGGTGGCAAACTCCGCCAGTTGCGTCGGCGTGTAGAGCGCCACGTCATTGACCTGTGTGGGAATCGGCCAGAAGATGATCTGTCCCATCCCGGCCGTCACGCCCGACGAGGGAAACGTCGGGTTGTAATAGAGCGCCGTGGGCAGCGTCGAGGTCAGATCCTTGACCGACTGCAACCACCAGTCTTTGATCGTGAGCACCTCCAGCGGGATTTCCACGTCCGGGGTCGGGCTCGTGAGGATCAGCCCGGCATAGGAAATCCAGATCGGGCGCGCCTGGTTGAAGTTCGCCCCCGACCCGATCGTGTAGGTCTGCTGATTCGCGACGAGCGCATAGACGTTCCGCGTCGTGACAAAGATCGTGAGCCGCTGATTCGCCCAGCCGCTCACCATCCGATTCAGGCGCACGAAGGCATCCTGCGCGTCGGAGGCGTTCGGGGTTTCCCCTTGTGCCAATGCGCCGGACAACACGAGCGCCGATGTGATCAAGTCTTGCGCGGTCATTTACGCCTTCGACTTGCGCCCGCGCTTTTTCGGGGCGTCCGCGATCGCCTCTTCCTCTTCTGGTTCCGCCGCGGGTTCGGCAAACGTCGCGGGCGTGTTCGACCAGTCCGGGCCGAGCGCGTCGTCTTCGGCGGCACTGGTCACGACCCGCGGCGCGAGCGTCCTGTGATACACCCATGCGGGATACTGTGTGCCTCGTTCCATGATCGAATCTCCTCGTGTTAAGTCTTCCGACAGAAAATAACCTTCGTAAACGCGCTCCGATTATCGAGACTCGCGACCCCACCGGCGGGATTCGTCGTCGTGACACCGGTTTGCGCGCTGGCGGTGCTGTAGCCGGTCGCGGCAGACGTATTCGTGCTGGTATCGCGTGCGCCCCAGCCAGTCAGCCCTCCGGTCGTCGCGCTGTTTTGGTTCTCCACATGCACATGGCCCGGATCGGTGACGGGGTGCGTGTGGTTAATGACATCAGTGATCGTGTCGCTGCCCCCCGTCGTGCCCACGTCCGTATTCGCGGCCAGCGTCCCGATTAGCGTCTTGCCGTTGAGGCTCGTTTCTTCGGTGTAGTCAGTCGGGCACGCGCCGGAGGCGATCAGTAGGATCGATCCTGCTGGCACACTCTCGCCCGATCCGCCGCCCGCTTGCATCCACGTATCGGTGGTCGCGCAGAAATAAAACCCCGCACTCGCGCCCGTTCTGGCGAAGGTGGTCCCAGCCACACACGACGCGGGCAAGTCCTGGCCAAAGCCACCATTGGTTTGGACGGACCCGAGCGCCGCGAGGAGCGTCAGGGCGATCAGTCTCATCGGCCCCCCCGGCACACGAAGTGATAGAGGTCCGTCGTCGCTGGGGCCGTGCCATTCGTGACCACGGTGAGCGTCGTTGTGGTCGTCACCAACGTCAGCGGCAATTTGCCGACCGCCATGCCGGCCTTGGCCATCGCGCCCGTGCATTGCGGCGCCGCGGCCCACGTCCCGTTAAACGTGATCACAAACCCAGAGGCCGGAGAGCCTGACGCGCCCATGAGCACGGTAAACTCGGAATCCGTCCCTGTCACCGTGGGCGATGTGCCACAGTTGGCGGTACACGTCGGATCGGTCGTCTGCGTCGAACCCATCCGCACGCCGGCCGACGAGGACCAATCCGGCTGGCCCGCGGCACCGCGGCAATAGGTCACATCCCCCGCCGCGCCGAACTGCACGCACGCGCTATTCGAGGAGTTGGCGTAGTAGGTCGTCCCCCACTGATGCGTCAACACGCCGTTGTTGGCCATCAGCACCGCGCCGTCCGAGGTCCAGTACCAACCGGTATTCGGATCACTCTGGAACGACAACGACGGCAGCGCCACCGTGCCATCCGCCAGCAGCACGCGATCCGGCTCAATATCTCCGCCAGCCACGTCCACGATCAGCCGGCCACTCGTATCCACCAGGACCGGGAGAAACGTACCGCTGACCGTGCCGTAGATACGCACCACTTGCTGCGCCACGAGCGGCGCGACGAGCACGCTCCCGACGAAGGCCGCAACGAGCACGATCCGTAGCTGCCAGCGGCTCACTGGCCCACCACCACAAGACGACCCGAGGTGTCGATCAACACCGGAAGAATCTCGCCTGTGCTCGTCGTGCCATAGAGGCGAGAGGCGACTTGCGCCGCGACCGGCACGCCCCAGCCGAACAGGAGGCCCAAGGCCACCGCGATCACATACTTACGCATGGGTCTTCTCCAGTACGGTCCAGCCCCGAAGCGGGCGGTACTCGGCTATATCCAGTAGTCCCCGCATGACATCACCAACGCGCACGACGCCCATCACGAGCACGACGCTCACGCCGAAGAGGGCCGCGTAGACCTGGCGCTCGCTGATCGTCTCCACCCCGAACACCAGGAAGCGCGGCCAGAGCGGCATCGCCACGAGCGCCACGCTCACGGCCAGCAGGCCCCCACGCGACACGCCCGCCCACACGAGCGCTGCGGCCAGCGCCAGTGCCAGTAATGGCATCACGGGATGCATCGCCGCGGCATCATGGCTAATTGAGAGCCCCACGGGCACAACCGCGAGTTGCGCGAACGTGCCGAGCACGGCGAGCTGTTGCCATGCGAACTCTCCGTGCGCCACCGCCGGTACTCGCAGCCACCACGACATCGGCACAAGTAACGCCACTGCTCCCAGCACTGACCCCCACGCGATCCACCGATGGCCCTGTTGCCAGGCGACAAGGGCCACCACCCCCACGCCAGCAATCCCGATCTCCTTTGAAAGACACGCCCCCAGCAGTCCGGCGACGGCGAGTCCCCACTGCTGCCGACGCGCGCCGAGCACGGCCAGCAGCCATCCGGTCGTCATCAGCACATCCATCCGCCCAGTGAATGTCACGACGGCCTCCGTCGCGAGCGGATGCCAGAGGACGACGGCCACCGCCGCGAGTGCCGCGGGCGAGGCCCACCACGTCCGCAGCACGAGATACCACAGCCCCCCGTTGACCAGATGCAGCGCCAATGTCGTGGCATGGACCGCATCAGGGGTGACGCCGGTCCGAAACGACTGCATCGACAGCCAGCGATTCGGGAAGGCCATTAGAGGCTTCTCCATAAAGGTCGTGTCCACCGAGCCCACCACGACGGCATCCTCGTAGACCATCCCCACCGCCCACAGGGGGGTGTAACTGAGGACCGTCACCGCGAGGATGCCAATTAGCGTGAGCCGGGTCGCCACTCGGGACATGCGTATTCCCCCCACTGTGCCGCGTCTTGCCAGCGCCCTTCGTCACTCGCCAACACGCCGAGGTTATGCACCGCGATCCGGCACCCTGTCCGATCGTGTCGCGCATACGCCAGCCGGAGCCCGTGACGATACTCGGCCTCCGCCTGCCGCCGCTGCCCGCCGACGTGCGCGTGATACCCCACCTGGAGCCGCGGGCGGGCGTGAGTCGGTGCGCGCGCCGCCGCGGCAGCCCAGACCCGCGCCTCCGACTGCCAGAGCGCCACGCGCTGAGTAGTCACAAGCGGGAGTGAGGCCAGCGCGCAGAGCGCCAGCCCCACCATCCAGTGCGTCATCAGCTTGGGTCGAGATACAAGCTGTTGTAGGTGATCGGTGTGGCGTTGGTGGCCTTCCAGACGGACGCCAGACACAGCCACAAGTTGCCGTTCGTCAGGTTGATGTACGGGAGAAAACGGTGATTCGCAACGGTACACGTGCCCAAGCCGGTCGAGCCAGCCGGTTCAACCCGCTGCGGGACCAGCGCCACCGCGGCCACGGGAATGATCACCACCGTGCGGCTCGCACCGTGAGCATTCGCCACGGTACCCGCCTGTCCTCGGAGAACGGTGATATTGACGCCGCTGACCGAGCGGACCGGCATCCACTCGCGATCGACATAGAGCGCCCCACCCGCCGCGATCCCCGTCGCGGAGGCCACGGCGAACGTGGTCTGCGTCGAGGTGATCGCCGCGCTGTTGGTCGTGCTCGTCAGGTAGGTCTGCGCCCACGCGGGCACCGACAGGAACAGGGCCAAGACGAGGCCCAGAACGATCCGCATGGTGACTCCTTTGTGATTCATGGGTTCTCTCCTTTAGGTGGCGATGCGAACGACCAGCTCCGACCGGAGCAGCGCCCACCCGAAGAGGATGTCGAAGCGGCTGACGAGCTGATCCGTGACCGGGTCGTAATCGCGGATGTAGCGCATCGAGAAGCCCAACTGGCCATCCGACTTCCGCGAGGCCATGTCCGTGCCCTTCGGCATGTAGAGATCCGCCGAGACCAGCGTGGCGAAGTCGGGATGAAACGCGAGCCCCTGCGGCGTGTCGATCGAGGAGATCGCCGCCAGCGCACCCGCGCCCGCGCCGTACATCGTGATCGCCGCGCCCGTGAGGGGCAGCGCGTCGATGTTCTTGTCCACCCCCGTGGACATCAGCGGCATGCCCCACACCGTCACCGGAATGGTCATGTTGCCGGCGCCGTCAGACGTGGCATCCGCCGTGACGAGGAAGTCCTGCAGCCGTCCCGTCGAGCGGTAGTTCTGCGGATTCGCCGCATTGACCGCCGCCACCTGCAACACGTCGCCCTGTTTGACCGTGTTGGTCGCCCCGACCCAGCCATTGGTGACGAGCGACAGCGCGCCATCGAGGGTCGCGCCGTTCATCAGCGGCGTCGAGGCGCCGAAGTTGCCCGTGGTGTGCGTGTAGACGTTCTGGTCCATGTACCAATCGAACCCGAACGCCGTGCCCATCAGCCCCTTTTTGTACTGGCGGCTGATTTCCGCCGAGGGATTGAAGTAGGTCACGAGGCCATTCACGATCTGGACTTCCTGCGCCGGGTTGATGACGATCGACCAGTTGCCCATCGGGGCGGCGGCTTCTTTCATCTTCGCGCCGGCTGTGAGGTAGCCGAGCGGCGCCGTGATCGCCGTGCCAGGCGTGCCGATCGCCATGTTCGCCTGGATGGCGAGCTGGAGGCCGGCGTCGTCCACCTGATTGGCGAGCTGCGCGATCTGCGGCTTCAGGATGCGATCCGAGAACTCATCGATCTTCAGCGTGAGATCCGCCGTGGAGAACTCGGTATCGACGCCCATCTGGGTATCGAGCGTGACGTTGACGTAGGATTCCCCCACACCCTGCGGGCTCCAGCCCTGCCCGGTGCGGACGGTGTTCCGGATCGGCTTGCGGACGCGCAGCGTATCGCCAATCTTCGCGCCCGCGATGGCGAAGTAACTGTCGTACTTCCGGCGAATCTGCTTCGTGAAGGTCAACTCATTTTCGAGCACGGCCAACGCTTCCAGCGTGACCATATCGATTGTGAGCAACGGTGCGTTGACGACGGGCATTACTGCCCTCTCTTTCTAACTAACGGCGCGCCTTCCGGATCGACTTCCACCGTTGGAGCTGGTCCGGATCGTCGGTCCGGCTCCAGTCGATCGGTCCCTTGGGACCGTCACCAGCGTGAACGGGGGAGGTCGGCGGCGGGGCGCCTGTGGTCTTGGGTTTTGCAGTCGTGCCGCGTTGAGCGGCGATCAACTGCGCTTCGAGGTGGTGGAGTAGCCTCAGGCGTGACTCTGCGTTGGGGGCGTGCTTATACGCCTTCATCGCCTCGGGTTGCGTCCCAAGCACGTAGACGAGGTCATTGCCAACCGGAGAACCCATCATCAACCGCACGATCGGCGCGTTGTCGGGCGTGTTCGGAATGTTCGCCAGAGCTGCGTCGAAGTCGGGGTATTTCTGCTGGGCCGCCGGGAGCGTCTCCTGCCACTGACTGACTTGCTGCACTTCAGCCGTGCGCCGAGCCTGTAATTCCTGCTCCGCACGTGCCGTACCAAACTTCGCATTCACCCGCTGATCCGCCGCCCACGTCGCCATGTCCCGGATGAAGGCGCGGTCGTACTGGCCTTCGGGATATTTCGCCGTGTCGGTGTGGTCGGGTTCCGCGTCGTGATCCACCGCCGGTTTGGCGGCTTCCGCTTTCGGCTGGGGGCCGCGCGCCATCTGGCGCAGCAGTTCGTCGCGCTCGACCCGTAACGCCTCTTTTTCGGCGCGGTCGATGGCGCGATCCTCCAGCACTTTCTTGATCCGGCGCGCCACCTTGTGGCGCATGTCGTAGCGATCCCCGGTATCGGGATCGAGCCACTGCTCCGGCTTCTTGTCTGCGTCCGTCTTTGCGGCGGCGGGCAGCGGCGGCGGTTCGCCGTCAGGTGTCGGCGGCGGCGGTTCTGTTTTCTTGGTGAAGCCCCGCGCCTCCTTGTGGCGTTCAAGCTCTGAACGCCCATCGTCGGTGGGCTGTATATCGACCGGCCCGCGCTCGTGTTCGATGATCGGGCCGGGGGTGTCAAATACCTGTTCGGTGACTATTTCTGACATGGCTTCCCCTTCGACCCGATTCCGCTGGGTCGTGTACGTGGTGAATCAATCCGGTCGATGACGTTCGTGATCACGCCGGTTTTGGGAGGACGCTTCACTGCACCGTCTCCCCTTCGGCAGACTCGTGCGCGGCCGTCTCCCGCTGCACTTGCAAATCCGACAGATGCAGGAGGCGCTTCGTCTCGGCGTCGATGTTGACCGCGGCCATATCGGCATTCACGCCAATCTGGGCAATCATCAGATCCGCACGGATGCGCGCCATCTGCGCCTCGGCCTTGATGCGCTCGATCTCCACCTTCGTCGCGTTGTCGGCGTCGTGCTCGGCCTTCTGGGCCGCGAGTTCCTGCACCTTGACCTTGAGTTCCATTTCCTTCATCTGGCCCTGCGCGTCCGCCTTCACCCCATCGGTGTCGATGGTGCGCTGGGCTTCCTGGAGCGCCTGCCCCATGCCCTGTAGCTGCTCTTGCATCTGCGCCATCTGCTGCTGGACTTCGGGCGGGATCTCAGCCTGTGCGCCCTCCTCTGGGCCTTTGATCTGCGGCGGAATCGTGCGCGCGATGCGCTCGGCAATCTGCTCGTGGCCGGGGCCGTCGAGGTTCTTAAACGCAATGTCCCCAAAGACGCCCATCAGCTCCGGGCGCGCCTCAAGGATGCGGAACTGCCATTCCGCCGCCTCCTGCTTGCGGGTCGTATAGGACGTGCCGGGGGAGACGCGGACGCCGTACGCGCCTTCGGTTAGGATGAAGTGCTGCACGTCCTGTCGGAGCTTCGCCACCGCCGGATCGACCGCCTGCGGGTTGCCGTCCGGCCCCTCGACAAACGGCGCGTTGACCATCACGCGCTCGACTTCATCTTCCATCCCCAGCACGCGGACGATGCGGCCTTCCCGGTCGTAAATCTCCGGAATCCACTCCAGCATCAACTTGCCGAGCGAGGTCACGAACCGGTTGAAGTTGTCGAGGTAATTGATATTCGACTGGAGCTGCGATTCCTTGCGGGCGTTGATCGCTCGGCCGCTCTGGTCGGTGTTCTTGCGGGACGGGTCGGTCGCGTCATACCAGCCGGTCGTCGAACGCAGGTCTGTTTTCGCCTGATTGATCGCGATGACAATCGACTGAATCTTCGCCGGGTCGGTGAACTGCGTGACCGTGGGTGCCCCCACCACCTTGTCGCCAATCGTCGTGGGCTTGTAGAGCAGGTACGGGTAATTCTCGACGTTGGCCGTCTCGAGCATCGCCTCGTGGCCTTCGTCCTGCCCCTCGGCCATCATCATCTTGGCCTTGGGCGCGAGCGCCAATTCTTCCACCAGCGCTGAGTTCTGGTAGTTGTACATCTGCTGTGGATCACGAGCGGCGCGGACAATCCCTCTGTAGACTCGCTTGCCGTTGACGTTCAGCACTTGGCCGAAACAGGGGCGGATGGGAATGGTCTTGCCGGGAATGCGCCGGCCGCCTGTCTTCTCGGCGTTGCCGTCGAGAATTTCGAGGCCGTTGATCTTGCACCACTGGACCTGTGGGCGGATGATCTGGCGTTCGTGCTCCAGCTTTGTGCCCTTCGGCACGTCCGCCTTGTTCACCGTCTCGCCGTTGAGTTCCCCCAGCGTGACCGTCTGATCGTCGAGGTAGTAGTACTCAGCAACTCGTACCGCCCCTTCGGGGAACCAGTCCTGCGCCTCATCCCCCAGCCCGGAGAAGTCCACCAGGCTCGCACCCGCCTTGGCCACGGCCGACTCGCCATAGAGCGCCACGTACTGCTCCTTAGGCAAGTCCTGCACGATGAACCCGAACCGCATGTCGCGGCGATCCCACAGGCGTGTGCCCGGATCGAGGTAGACCGCAAACGGGTTCTCGATCATGTCCACAAGCAAGTTCTGATCGGGGCCGTCGCCGTCGAACTCGGATCGCAACCGGGCGTAGCCCCAGCCAATCCCGACCGCCCCTTCAAACGCCGTCGCATAGGCAATCTGGGCGTCCGAGTCATACTCAATCGCCCGGATGATGCCTTGCAGGACTTCGGCGGTCTCCGCGTTGGCCGTGCCGTCTTCCGGGTTGATATGGATCGCGGGCCGGGATTCCCGCTGGCGGTTGGTCAACTGGCGGAAGGGTTCACCGATCTGATCGATGGTGAGGCAGGGCCGTTCCCGACCGGGCACCGAGCGCAACTGCTTGATGCGATCCGGCCACTGGTCGAGATTCAGGAAGCGGAGGTCTTCGTAGCCTTGCGCGCGGTTGTCCGTCTCGGCCTCATTGGCGGAGCGCCAGCGACTCCGCGCCCGCGCGAGAAACGTCTGGACAGTCTCCGAGGCTTCAGGCATCCATTAGGCAGGATGCGGCCATGTCGGAGAATTAGTATTTAGGAGGCAACTGAAATACGCGCGAAGTTGACGCACCCAAAGTCTGGGCCGGTGAAGATACCCCAACCCTCATCGTGTTCAACCATTGCGCCGTCTAGATATGGAGGCGTGTCACGCAGATAGGTCTTGACCATCTTCGGGTGTTCACAAGTGCGGAAACGCTCTGGATCGAATCCGAAGTTTTGATCCGCGCTTCCAGTTGGTGTCTCCCAGAACCTGCATTGCGAGCAAGTGCCCATTTGGAGGCTAGAACCGCTAGAACCCATGCGCCTATTTTACCTCTGGAATGGTCAACCCGCACACCGTATCCGGCAACGTCATCAGCCGGATAAACGTACTCACGTCCATCCGGAGTTTGAGCGCGGCCAGAATCAGCCGGTCCCGCTCATCCTTCGACAACGCGACCCCGACACGCTCGGTGCGACGTTGTTCTGGCGGGAGGGGCGGTCTACCAGGACTCATGGGATGGTCAGATAGCGTTGGAACCACGCGAGCAGATCCGCGCTCGCCACACCCTGATTCAACGCCCGATCCTCAGACCAGCACGGATCGGCATGCGCCGAATCCAGCGCCTCTGCGGCCTTCCGGTACGCGATCGCCTCTCGAATGTGCGCCTCCGCCTTCGGGTAGTCGGGCGTCCCGAATACCGCGCGTTTCTTTGCCAGATGCGCCGCCCGCGAGCGTTGTAAGAGGGACGCGACCTCAGTCATCAGTGCATCCTCCCCCGGATCATCGGCAGCATCAGCATCCGGATCGCCGCCTTCTCGTCCGGCCCCTGAATCCACTTGTCGAGCACCTCGTCCAGATGCGCCTCTGACGTGATGAACTGCGCCAACCCCTTCAGCCGCTCCATCTTCAGCGCCACGAGGTCCGCCCGCTGCAACGCCTCAAACTGGCCCTTCGGATCGTCCCCCGCCTGCTCGACCATCGCCTCAAACATGCCATCCAGGAGCGTCTGGTCCACCATGAACCCGCGAAACGCCCGCGCAGCCACCTTCCGCCAATGCGCCGGCCCACCGGAGACAATCGAGAGCAGCAGCATCCGGTCCTTTTGGACCATCTTGCCGAACTCCAGAATCGAGCGGCGCGTCTCTTCAATCACGCGGGCCTGCCCGGTCAGGCGCTTGTGTTTCGGGATCGTGAAGGCGCTCATAGGACCCACACGAGCCCGCCCACTATTAGGCACAGACAGAGGTACGCCAGCGCCAAGAGTAGCCACGCGCCCGCGGTGCTCACCCCGTCGTCGGGCGGAAGGTCGTAATCGTCAATCAGCATGCCAGCTCACCTCATCCTTCGGCCAACCCGAGAAACGTCAGGGCCACGAACAGCATGATCAAGACGGCGATCCAGGCCATCGGCCGCGTCCACGTCATCGCATCCACGCGCCTGCCTCCGCGACCCCACCGTGGCGTCGTACCGTGACCTGTTTCCGCGCCAGTTCCGGCGTCTTGTGCCGCACGGCCAGCGTCCGAAACGCATCCGCCCCATGTGAGAACTTGTCATGCACGGGCGTCCCGCTGAACACATCCAGCCGAGTGTTGTAGGTTTTCCTGTAGTGCCGCAGGGATTCGATCAGGAACTTCGTCCGCTCCTCATCCCACCAGCATTTCGCCATAAACAGCCGCACGGCATTGATCCCGTCCGTGAGGCTCGGAGCCACCACCGGCTCCTCGAAGTGCAACCCTAAGCCCTTGGCGACTTCCTTCCGGCTTTTCCCGCTTCCCATCTCGCGCACCGCGATGTCATGCGGCGGGTGATGCTTGCCGTACAGATAGCCCTTATCCTTGAGCACCTGGATGTAGTGCGGGAAGCCTTCCCCGCTGTTCTCGTAGTAGTCCACGATCCGCACTTCCCCCGACCGGAGCGACTGGCTCAAGACAATCGCCATCTCGTCATCCATCCCGAGATCCCAATCGGTATCCACGGGGAGCAACGGGTCAATCGGCACCCGACAAATCCGCCCCTGCTGTTTCGCCGCGGCCATCTCTTTGGCGTAGAACGCGCCCTTAATCGCCGCATCCGTGGACAGGAACCACTCCTGGTCAAACTCGTCTTGGGTCATCAGCCCTTGGGCCACGAGCTTCAGGTCATCCTCCATCGCGAGCTTGAGCAACTGAATCGTGATCCCGTCTTCGCTGCTCAGACTGGCGTCGATGTCCTGCCATAAGGCGAACCAATCCGTGGACACCCGCGCGGCCTCATGCGTCTGATAGAGGTGGTCCTTGCCCTTAATGGTCCCGAGGAAGATCGCATAGCCCAAATGGTCCGCGAGCGCCTTGCTCAACACCTCGGAGAAGATATTGCGCGGCTGCTGGCTGTATTCGTCGAAGCTCAGGCCCGAGAACGCCGGGCCGCGCAGCGCGTCCGGATCATCCGCGCCGAACAGTTGCAGCTTGTGCCCCGTGGGGTAGCGAATCAGCAGCTCGGACTCGTTGACTTTGATACCAGGGATCGATTGCGCGTAGAACTTCAGCTTGTCCCACACGACGAGCTTGGCCTGGTTGCGCGCGGGCATCACATGCCCGTAATGCCTCCCACCAGGTGGGCTCACGAGTTCCGTCACTTGAGCCTCGGTCAGGTCGGGCTTGAGAAACCGCAGGCGCCTCGCCTCGAGCGCGTCATCCATCGCATACCGCTGATGGTGGTTAATGACCGCGGTTGTCTTGCCGGCGCGCCGATGGAGCACCACGGCGAACCAGCGACGGAGGCTGAAGTGCATCGCCTTCGCCCATTGGCGGGGGCGGTAGGGAATCGTGACGACCTGATTCATCAGGCCGCTCCCATGCGGGCGTAGAGCCGGCATGACTTTAGTCCTCCCATGAAATAGTCAACGTTGCCTCAACAGCTACGTCCTGCTGTTGCTCCTTGGGTTTGTCGAGCGCGCGATTCATCAGGTCGGTGAACGCCTGGACTGATGGGTCTTTGGCGAAAATCCAGTAGTCCTCGTGCTCGGTGCCTTCCGTGAGCAACTGGTCAATCTGCGTCTCGTTCTCGATTTTCGTGAATTTCCCGCTCTTATCGCGCGTGAACAGATGGCCGATGCCCTTGGCGTGCGCAATCTGGGCGCGTAGCATATCCTGCATGTGGGCCATCACCACAGCGCGCAAGGCCTCCCTCGCCTGCTCCTTACTGATGGTGCTGGCATTCTTGGTGCCTTTGGGCTTGCCGGCGCCCTCCCGCTTGCCGCCGTGGGTGGTTTTCAAGGTTTTCAAGAAACAAGCTCAGCCGTGCGCTGAGAGTTGGTCATTTTCTGGCCTAAAATCAAGAGCCAGTCTCTGCGATCATCCCAGAGTAGGATGAGGCGGATATTCGATTATGTACGGTTAGATGTGAGGGTTTGGGCTACTGAGGGGAAAGACAAACCGGACAGAGTCCCTGGTCGAGAGGGATTAGAAAAGCTTGCGTCCTTTACGCGTCGGATTCTAGCCGTGCCGAAATCGGAGATTGCCGGCAGTCTGAAGGAACCGATTTACAAACCGCGCAAGGCGAAAACGCGCAGACGACCAGCTACATAAGGCGGGCATTATCGGCCCTTGCGGAAACGGCCGAGCGTGCCTTGCGCGGCACCTACGTTTCCGTCGAACCGTTTCATTTATTCCGTTACCTTGACGAACAGTCTTTCCGTTTCAATAACCGAAAAATGTCTGATGCTGCTCGTTTCGCGGTCGCCCTCAAGGGCATCATCAATAAACGCCTGACCTACACTGCGCTGACGGGTTCGGAGCTACCCCAAACGTGCTGAAAAAAGTAAACCGCAACTCCCGAGAGGACGACCTCGTAGACGTACCAGCCGATAACCAGACTGGGACGATGAAACGATTCACCGAAGGTCTGCGCCGAGTTCTCACGGCACCCAAAACTCGCTTATCTAAAAATCCTCAGGCTCGTCGGAAGCGGCGAGGACGGTAATCGCTTTCGCTTCTTCGATCTTAGATAGCGCAGGCGTTGTGTTACGTATCACGTCCACCATGATTTCCATGACGCTGATACAAAGCCCGAACAACATGAGGGCTTCTGAGTCTTTGAGCGTCACCTCGGGATGCGTGATCGGATTTCGATAGTTTTCCTTAATATGGTCAAGAGCCCCCCGCACCTTAGTACTTGCCTGCGGTAACGCCTCCAGTTTCTGTAGATAGGTACCCCAGTTGCGATTGCGC